ATCAGCAGAGAAGTATAAGGTTGGTTGTTTTAGTCTTGCTGCGATATGTAATGCAATAGATGACTTACCTGCACCAGGGGTACCAGCAATTACTGATACTTCTGCACGGCGTAGGATAATGCCTTCTCTTTGGAACGCCTGAAACGGTGGAGTTAAAGGTTCTCCACCTACTTCAGGCTTGCCAATACTACGGCGTAATGTTTTCATTTATGCTTTTGTCTGGTCTGGTACGAATGAGTTCCACTCTGCTTGGTTCTGCTTGATGTACTGAGTAGTACACTTAGTTGGGTCGCCTTGCTTAGCAGGGCAGAAGTAACCCTTGTATGGACCAAACTTACCTGTTAGTCCATGGATGCGTGTCATTGTACCGTGAGGACAAGCACGTGAACCTGCGCCCATTGCTGGTGCAACTATTGCTGCAGGTGAATCAAATGAATCAACAACTGTTGCTCCAAATTGTGTAGCAATAGATGCTACTTGTGGATTAGGTGGTACTGCTGCATTGCTGCCACGTACTGCTGCTTCTAGTTCTGTTGTGGCTGCAGCAATAGATGCTAAGCCCAACGCTACACGTTGGTCTAGTTCTTCTGCTGTCTCTGCACGTACAGTTACTAATGAACCTGCTGGCGTCTTAACTGTAATGCTAATTGGTGCTTCGGTGCTTGACATTTATTCTCCTTGAATAGGTGTTACTAGGGATTTCTTTGAGTCTCTAAAGGTACGAACTTTCATTGCTAATTCTATACCTTTCCATCCTTGTTTGATGTCAACGAAATGCAGTTCACATTTACCACCGCCTGCTGGCAAGTGGACAATGATTCCTTTCTCTTGATTGACACCACCCCAAGAACCACGGGTTGCCGTAGCGGGGTCATACGGCAAGCCGTGTGCATACACCGCTAACTGCATGGCAATCTTATTTGGGTAGGCAATACTACCAGTTTTTAAGTCAGAGATATACAACTCACCTTTGTATTCAACTACACGGTCAGGTGTACCTGCAATCTTGTACTTGTCTAGCACACAGAACTGCTCAATAAATATATTCTTAAAGTCTTTAGTTGCATCTGCATATGCTTGTATGTCTGCTACATATTCATCAGGTATAACTCCAAGGTCTTCACCTCTGTCATACTTCTCTGTCAGTGTATGTAATGCAGTACCAATGTTAGCCTGCTTGGTTGCACCTGCTGCCTCCATTGCATCTTCAACTAACTTGTCCATCTCTAACTTGTTGTCTCTGTTAGCAGATGCTGCTAGTAATAAGTCTGAGCGCAGCGTTAATCCTGCTGCAGCCATGCGTAACTTCCACGCTACTAGTGCAGTGCCATCATCTAGTGAACCTGCAACTGTTGTTGTTCTTGTATACGGCACAGGTTTGCCACCCTTCGGTGGCACTACCATTGGTCTACCGTATCTATCTCTTGGAACTTCTACTTCTGACATACGTCTCCCTTGTTATAGGTTGGGGAGCAGGAACAAGGAGAGAGCCGAAACCCTGCCACCCCAACCCACTCATCATAGCATAGAATCGGAGTACTATGCGTTGATGTCATTGCCGCAATGCGGACAAAGTTTTTCTTTTACTTTATATACTTCATGTGATACTTGGTCTTTATAGTCTTGATGCACGTATACTTTGCAGCCATTGCGCACCTTGACGGTGCGTACTATAGCACCTGACTTATGCAGTACTGACAGCACGCCACTTGCCGTGCCGTGATGTATGCTTATTAAGTCTGCTAGTTCTTTCCATGTCACACCATGAAGAAGCGCTGCTTTTAATATGGCTAACGCTTTTTGCTGGTTGTTTAATTCCTTACCAGATTCAAGGTTGTGCATAGCACGAGCCTTAGATGTATCAGTACCTGACCATCCAGCCGTACCTTTGTATGGTCTATAAGGTACGTACTCAGCCATTACTCATCAACCTGCATATCAAGTACTTCAATAAGGTCAACGTCAATCTCACCATCATAGAAGTCTACTGAAACATTATCTGTAAAGATAGTCTCTGCATCATCTTCATCTTCACATTCTACGCTGAAGGTACCAGTGATTGTGTAGTTGGCTGTGTACTTAGTGGTAAGTCTGTTGGCACCGATGGCGCCGAGTAACTCATTGACATCTGACTTTGTGATAGTTGTTTCACCATCACTCCATTCACACTCACTGAAGAAGTCACGGACTTTATGACGATTGTCAATCGCGTTTTGCTTGTAAGCATCTAGTTCCTGCACTCTCTCAATGAAACGTAGTACTTCTGATTCAGTATAGTTTACTGTGCCATCTGTTGTTGTAACTTGGATTGTGTTCATGTGTTCCTCTCATTGTTTAGTGTCCCGTGTGCGCCACTGGCGGGACAACCCAGTGAAAGGCAGCAACTGTATAGGAAATGAACGGAAACTATACAGTTGTCGTGCGCATTTTGTCGGCAAGACAAACTTATACTAACAGAGATAAAGCCTTAGTCTTTACTCTGTCATTGCGTCCACTCAAGGTGGCAGCAGCAAGGCGGTCTGCGCCACCTGTTGCATAGTGGTCAGCATACTCAATGACTGCTTGCCATGCACCAAAGGCTGTACCTCTGATGTTTTCTTGAGTTTCTGATTCATTGTAGATAGCCCATGCTTTAGCACGTGCTTCTTTAGCAATGGTCTGTTGCTTACGCTCACCACGTGTGAGTAATTCATATGGCTTATCTTCTACTGTAGATGGTAGTGCCCATACTTGCTTAAAGAAATTAAGCGTACGCTCACGGTTCATCTCTTTACTTAGTAGATTATTAGCCACTAACTGATAGTCTGCTATAGCAGTATATGTCAGGTTAGTAATGTTGCGAATGTCAGCAACAGATAACTCTTGGTTAGTTGTATGTGACATGCGGTATGTATACTCATTGTACTTGCGATTCCTATTGCCATTCTTGTTACTAATCAAGCCATTGATTTGATTAGCGCAGAACAAACGTTCAATGATTGGCTTGATAACAACAGATGATGAGCCATCATGTGATGTCTTAACCAATAAGAACGCAGCATGTGGGTCGTTGGCTACGTTAATACCCTGTGGCAATTCAAGTACCATCCAGATGTTAGCGCCACCATTGTATTCACCTGCTGCTGCATAACGTGCTTCGCCTGCATCAACCAGTGAATCAAGTGCGTTAAACACTTCCATGTTTTGTACTACCTTGTACTTAGTACCGACAATACCAATGACTGAGTTGTTATCCTCACGGATAATACCTTGCTTCTTTGGTACGTCTATGTATGTGGCTGGTGTTACACCTTCACTGTCAATAAGTAATGGTGTTGACTCTGCTACCAGCGGTGCTGTGCGTACAGTCCAGTTAAGTCCTGCTTGTGTTGCTGCACTGGCAGCAGAGGTAGCCTCTACTGCAGTACCACCACGCACCCATGCTGACCGATGCTTACTTGCTACTGTCATCTTCTACATCCTTAGCAAACTTGAGTGTTGCATACTGGTTGTTCTCATTAACGTGGTCAAAGAAACCTTCTTGTTTAACAAGACCAATGAATGTATCTACTAGCATTTGTGATAGCATACCATCAGGTAACTGCATAAGGCGTGCTGTCATTGGGTGTGCTACATCAAACTCTGTTACTAGTTCGATTGTATGTGGAACCTTAATTGTTTGTGTCATTTGTTTCTCCCTTGTTTATTAGTGTTGTTCTTTTCCATGCCCATGCTATGTCCTCGCGTCCATATTCAAGGTCACGTGTTACTTTATGTAGTGCATCATCATCGTTGTCTGCATACACAAAGAACTCCATTGTTACTAGGTATGTATCAGTACCAGCCATGTTTCCTCCAATGCGCCCACGCAATTGATGGCTTGTCGTATCTATGTACTATGTACTCCAGCCCCCGCGCAACTTGTTGCGGGGCTGGGGTATTAGGCTTGGTTCCTAACACCTGTGCTATACCATAGGCTGTTGAGTTAGGGTTATCTGCATCATGTTTCCATGCTGACTCTTTGCCCCATAATTT